AGACCCGGTGCTGCGTATTATCAAAAATCGGCAGGAAGACATTAATGGTGACAGTTTTGATATCTATGAAGATCTGCTGATGATACAGGGCAAAGAACCGCTGGGAATTCTCGCACGTACAGCTCCATACGTCATATATAAACGTGGAACTGTTGGTGACTGGGCGCAATTCTCTGAGATTTTCGGCATGCCGGTACGTAAATATACATACGATGCGGCGGACCCGGAAGCTTTGCACAATGCAATGGAAGCTGCACGGGAACAAGGCGGAGGAATGGATTTCTTTTGTCCGGAAGGATCTAATCTGGAATTTGTGGAAACAGGAAACACAACAGGCAGCAGTGAACTGTACAGCAGTCTCGTGGAACGCTGTAATGCTGAAATGAGCAAGGCTGTACTTGGCAATACCCTTACCACTGAAGCCAGTGAGACAGGTACACAGGCACTGGGCACTGTACATCAGGATATCGAGCAAGAATTGGAAGAGCAGGATGCGCTTTCCATTCTTAACCTGCTGAATTATGATATGACGGACCTGTTCGCAACACTGGGTGTAAATACTCAAGGCGGAGAGTTTGTCTATGTGGAAGAAACGGATATGCAGCAGGTAAAGACTCGCGCCGAGTTATTGGAGAAAGCTGTAACGGTGTTCGGACTGCCCCTGGACGATGACTACCTGTATGAACAACTGAACGTAGAAAAGCCGGAAAACTATGAGCAGTTGAAAGCCGAAATCCAAGAAAAGAAAAAGGTGAATAATCCGTTCGCGCAGATCATACAGCCACAGAACCGGTCTACCCGTTTTTTCGGAAAGGCCCCGGACAGGGACGGGGCTTCAGACTGGTAATGAATGACCTGTACCGGGATGCCACCAATGAAGATACAGCCTCTGCTTTTGTTTTCGATAATAAAGCCCTGCAACGTGCCCTGAAGCATATATACGAAAAGGACTTTCAACCCATGACGGAGATAGAGGAAAGCCTGTTCAATGAGACCTTCCGCATTTTTACCGAAGCAACCGATGAAGGTATCAGTGAATCCGGAGCAGAACTTCCTGTGGAGTTCCGGCAGAAAATAGACTGGGGCAATGCTGTATTCTCCGCTTTCAAAGTACACCGTATGCAAAACGATATCGCCACGCGGCTCTTCGATTCGAATGGTGATCTAAAACCATTCGAACAGTGGAGAAACGATGTACACCCGATGCTGGATCATCATGTAAAACATTGGCTGCGGACAGAATATGACACCGCTGTCATCCGTTCACACCAGGCAGCGGACTGGCAGCGCTTTGAACAATACGCCGATATCCTGCCGAATCTGGAATGGATGCCCAGCACCAGTATAAATCCCGGAGACCATAAAGGTTTTTGGGGAACTATCCTGCCGATAAATCACCCGTTCTGGAATGTTCATCGACCGGGAGACCGCTGGAATTGCAAATGTTCACTGGCTGCTACGGATGAACCGTCCACGGAAACTCCTCATGTGGACAATGATCCGAAAGACCAGCCTGCACCGGGACTGGATAATAATCCCGGAAAAGACGGAAGACTGTTCAGCGATACGCATCCGTACGTAACGAATGCCTATGAGGGAGCGGAAGAAGCTGTGAAAACTTTTTTGACGGACAGATTTATTTAATATACAAATGGATATTCAGGAATTTAACCGTAGGATTCTGCAAAAACAGGAACAGCTTAAGGATCTCGTACGCCGAAAGATGCCGGTCATCGTCGGAAATATCGCCAAACGGCATATTGAGGAAGATTTCCGCAAGGGTGGTTTCACCCATAATGGCTTCCACAAATGGCAGGAGACAGAGCGGCAGAGAAACGGAGGAAAAGGGGCGGACTCCCGGTACGGTCCATTGCTTTCAGGCAGAAACCATCTGTCAGGAAGCATTGAATATACACCGGGCAACGGAACCGTTACGGTCTTCACCCGAGTGTCTTATGCCGGTATACACAATCAGGGTGGTATGGTACAAACTACCGTCACTCCAAAAATGCGACGCTTTGCTTGGGCCATGTACTACAAAGCCACCGGTATCAAACGGAAAATGAAACATGGCGGGAAAGCTCGTAAACAACGTGAAGAGAATGCCTCTAAAGAGGCGCTGAACTGGAAACGTCTCGCCCTGACGAAAAAGACTAAGCTTACCGTACACATTCCCAGGCGCCAGTTCATGCCATCTACACCCGGAACGGAACTGACAAAAAAGATAAGCGATAAGCTACAGCAGGAAATTCAAAAGATTATTAATATTTAAAAGCAGCATTATGGAACAACTTTTCAACGACCTTCAACAACAAATAGCCGGCAAGATGGGAGAAGTAATTACCCTCATTGACGAAGACTGCGGACAACTGGAAGCACTCACTAACGGAGAGGATCAGTATCCGGTAACATTTCCCTGTGTCCTGATCAGCATTCCTCAAACCACTTGGGACAATATCAAGAATGGTCTCCAGCACGGAAAGACTATTCTCACAATCCGGTTTGCTTTCGACTGTTATGAT